GGCCGACAGCGCCTTCGCACTGGCCGGCGCGCAGATGCGCGCCGCTGGGCGTGCAGACGAGACCGACGAGGCGCTGGCGCTCTCCGCTGGCGCGGCGTCGCCTGTCGGGCGCGCTGACGAGACAGATGCGGCCCAAGCACTCAGCTCGGCTAGGCCGGCCGGGCTGGCGGCGGAGGCCGACGCCGGCATCGCGCTGGGCTCGGCGCGGCCTGCCGGCCTGGCCAGCGAGACCGACGCGGCCCTGGCCCTGGGCGCCGCCCAGGCGCTCGCAGCGCAGCGCGCAGATGAGACAGACGCCGCCTTCGCGCTCGCCGCGGTGCAGATCAGGGCCGCAGGCGTGGCCACCGAGACCGACACGGCCTTCGCGCTGTCCGCCGGCTCAGCGACATCGGCCGGGCGGTCGGATGAGACGGACTCGGCNCTGNCGNTGGCCNCNGTGCAGGCGCGCGCGGTCGGCCTGGCCAGCGACACCGAGACTGCGTTAGCGCTCGCAGCCGTCCNGATCGCCGCCACCGGTCGGGCGAACGAGACCGACACTGCACTCGGCCTCAACTCCGGTTTCGCCATCTTCGCGGCGGAAACCGACACCGCGCTGGCCCTGGCCGGCAGGCATATCCGCGCGACAGGGCTGGCCACCGAGAACGATGCGGCGCTGGCGCTCACGGTCACCGTCGCGCGCGCCGCCGGTATGGCCGCGGAAACGGACGCCGCACTGCCACTGTCGCCNCGCCAGGTGGGCGCNGCCGGCGCGGCGGCCGAAACAGATGACGCGCTGGCGCTGTCGAGCCTGCAGCGCCGNACGGTCGGCCTCGCCACGGAAGCCGACACCGCCGTCGCCCTCGGCATGCTNGTCGCCCGNGGCGCCGGGGTGGCGCTCGAGGTCGACGCCGCGCTCGCCATGGCCGCGCGCCAGCTCGCCGCGGTCGGCATCGCGGTCGAGTTCGACACGGCGCAGCAACTGTTCTTCCCGGGCTATGGCGACACGCTGGCCACCTTCTGGCGCTTCGATGTGCCGGGCCTGTCGCTCGCCTACAGCGTGCCGGCCGATGGCCTGCGCTACGACGTGCCGCCCGAAGACGTGGACTTCTCGGTGCCTAGCATCGGCGCCGGCAATCTCGAACTCACCTAGGGCACGCACGGCATGGCAACAGGCGCCGCATGGAACGTCGACGACCCCCTCAAGCCCTGGGCGCTGTGGGACCCCGACGCCAACATCAAGATCCCGGTTTACCTGGACGACTGGATCGCCGAGCTTTCGACCGGCTACGGCAGCCACACCGTGACCGCCGCCGCTCCGCTTGAGGTGGCCGAAGCCGGCACCTACGTCGACGGCGTGATCGCGGTCCGCATGAAGCTCGTCACCTCGCCTACCTACACGGCCGGCAAGAAGTACCCGTTCACCATCCGCCTGACCGGCGCGGACGGCATCACCAAGGACGACCGCACGCTCTGGCTGAAGGTCAAGGACCGCTGACGCTGCGCGGCCCTTCCGTAGCATGCCCACGCATGTCGGCCGCTGCCAACTGGTCCTACACCGCCCGCGCGACGCACTGGGCACGCGCCACCCGCGACGGGTGGTCGGGCCGCGTCACGTTCTCGGCACCGGCGGCCGTGCTCTGCGACTACAAGAGCGAGGCGCGGCGCATGACCGACGCGACAGGCGTCGAGTTCACGACGCGGCACCTCATCTATACCGAGGCGTCGACGATCAAGCGCGGCGACTACCTGCTGATCGGCACCAGCGCAGCGGCCGACCCGACGACGGTGCAGGGCGCCGAAGAGGTGAAGTCGGTCACGCGCTACGCAGACACCTTCGACCGCGCCGCCGACGACTACCTCGTCGCGACCTGACGCCATGGCCGCGCGCTTCGACGATCGTCTGCCGCAGTTCGCCGCCTCCGTGCCGCGGCGCGCGGCGCGCGGCATGACGCAGGCGCTCGTGCTCGGCGCGTCCGAGGCATCCATTCTCACGCCGATCGACACTTCGAACCTCCTGAACAGCCAGTTCCGCAGCGTGCGCGCCGATGGCACGCGCCTGATCGGGACCGTGGGCTACACGGCCGACTACGCGGTGCCGGTGCACGNCCCCGATGTTCCGCAGACCTTCCGCCGCGCGACGGCCGAGAAGGAGTTCCTGAAGAAGGGCATGGAACGCGCAGAGCCGGCGATGCGCGCGGCGCTCAAGGGGGCGCTGAAGTGACGCACGCNGAGGCGATCCGCGACCTTCTGGAGCCGGCGCTGCCCGACTACGTGTGGCAGCTCGGCCGGTGGGAGGACAACGCGGCCCCGGCCCGGTACGCCGTGCTCCGGCCTGCCGGCGGCGTCGGCGCCGGCCTCATCCGCCAGCCGCAGTTCACTCTTGCGCTCGTCGGCCTGCGTGCTGGCGACACCGCGACGATTGCCGAGGCTGCCGACTTCGTCATCGCAACTTGCCGCGAAGAGTCCGGCGCGCTGGTCTATGTCGAGGCCGGCGAGCCCGTCTATGTACCCACGGCCGATGGCCGCCCGATTTTCGAGATCGCGCTGAGCGTGATCGCAACCTGAGGAGCTACCCATGCCCATCACCGCAGGCGCCTTCGTCGGCCGCGACGTGACCGTCGAGTTCTCGATCGCCGACGAAACGGCAAGCGTCGGCTCCCTCTCGTGGACGACGCTCGGGATGATGCGCGGCAAGTCGATGTCGACCAACTGGGAAGACACCGACACCACGGCCGACAACAGCCCGNCCTACACGAAGACCCAGCTGGTCACGTTCAAAATGGTCGAGTTCAGCGGCGACGGCGTGAGCTACGCGGACACGGCCTACAACCAGGCCGCGCTCCGCGCGCACGTCATCAGCCCTGGTGCCGGCACGAACAACCAGCCGAAGGCGTGGCTGCGCATGACAGACCCGGACGGCCGGGTCTACACCGGCCCGTTCATCTTCACGAAGTGGGAAGACGCGCGGCAGTACGACGGCGCGGCGACCTGGAGCGTGACGGCCAAGAGCAACGGCGCGGTCACCTTCGCCTGACACCTGACACCAGCCANAGGAGCCACCCATGGCCGCGATCTCCAGCATCAGCGTCGTCCGCACCGGCGACTTCTCCGCGCCCCTGACCACGCTCGGGGCCAGCGACACGATCACCTACGACAGCCGCAAGACGCAGTTGCTCGTGCTGCGCAACCCGACCGGCGGCAGCCTGACGCTGACCATCGACGGCGACGGCGGCACGACGGTCGACGGCTCTGGCCTCGGCGTTGGCTCGATCAACGTCGACTCGGGCTACGCCATCGTCGTCGGCGCCGGACTGAGCCGCTCCGTCGTGCTGCGCTCGATCCAGGCCTACTGCCAGGGCGTCGTGACCCTGAGCGGCGCCAGCGGCATGATCGTGCAGCTGTTCGACATCACCTGATCGCGGCGCGCGTTATCGCGGCCCTCGGTCCTGTGCTCGTCGAATGCGGGCTCTTGCGCGTGGAACTGAGCGACGGCAGGTCTGCGACCTTCCGCCCGTCCCTCGGCCGCCTCGCCGCGCTCGCTTCGCCTTCTGGCCTCGTCGAGCTATTCGGCCGCCTGCACGGTGCCTCGTCGGCGGCCGCGGCGTGCGAGGTGCTGTCGGGGCTCTGCGATCCTGACGACATCGACGCGCTGCCCGACCTGATCGGCGAGCCGGTCGCCGGACCGCAGGGCATAGCATGGGAGGGCGGCGCGATGCCGGCCCCCGAGCGCATCATCCTTGCGCAGCACCTTCTGATGCACGGCATGGTTGGCAAGGCCCGCCCAGGCGGCGAGCGCAAGGCCGAGCATGGCGCCTACAGCCAGACGTTCGACGCCGGTGAGTACATCGCCGCGGCGCGCGTTCACCTCGGCATGACGCTGGCCGAGGCTGAGGCGCTGTCGATGACCGAGCTGCAGCAGCTGCTCGAGATGAAGTTCCCCGACCAGAAGGCGCCCGGCGCGCTCGACGTGCCGACGCGCGAAGAGTACGAGGCCGGCATGCGCGCGTTCGAGGAGCTGAAGCGGCGCCGCGCCGA